CACATCTCGTCCCTACGCCTGATCGAGTACATCGAGGTTGATCACAAAACGCTGGACTGGTGTTCTGCCGAGCTGAAGCAGAAGAACCTCAATTGGGGCCGTCTCTGGCTGCCTCATGATGGCGCACACGGCGACTACAAGACCGGCAGGAGCGCCGAGCAGATCATGCGTGAGCTAGGCTGGGATGTTGGCATTGTGCCGATCCAGCCGGTTGAGACGGGCATCAAAGCGGCTCGCATGGCATTCGGGCAGCTCTACATCAACAAGACTAAGTGCGAACGCCTGATTCAGTGCCTGAAGCGCTATAAGCGCGGCGTTCCCGTCTCCACTGGCGAGCCGGGCGCTCCGGTCCACGACGAGTGGAGCCATGGCGCCGATATGTTCCGCTATTTAGCCAGTATGACGCCAAGAATGGTTAACGAAGATATGCGCCCCATCTCTTATCACCGGCTGACTCGGTGATATAATTGCCAAATGAAGAAGCCCATTTCCAACGTAATGCCGAGTCAGAGTGAATTGCTACGCCAGTTCACGTATGACGCAGAGACAGGCGCAATTACTCGGCGGATCACAACCGGATACCGATCCAAGGCAGGCGCGGTAGTCGGTTACAAAGGGCATCAGGGGTATTTGATAACCACAGTCAAATGCCATCCATGGCTAAACCACCGTCTTATTTGGATGATGGTTCATGGCAGGGAGCCAAGCGAAATTGACCATGTAAACGGCATCAGGACAGACAACAGGCTCTGCAATCTGCGCGAATGTAACCGCGCAGAGAACATGCAGAACCAAAGACTACGACGAGATAACAAAAGCGGCTATCCCGGAGTTTTCTACCGTGAAGATGCGGGCTGTTGGATTGCTTACATTGCCGTGAATCGCAAACGAACTAACCTTGGTCGCTTTGGTAGCGCCGAGGAAGCATACGAAGCCTACTTGAAGTCAAAGGCAGACCTTCACACATTCCAAGCTGTTCCAAGGGCCGCATAATGGCGTACTCGAAACGCAATCCTGTCAAGCACGCCAAAATGGAAGACTCGGACATTGAAATTGTCTGCAGGTAGGCGCTTGAAAACAGCATGGGAGGTCCGGGAAGCGAAATCGCATCGCAGCGATTGCGGCTGCTTGAGTACTACAACGCCGAACCCACTGGCGAGCTTGCGCCGCCTGAGATTGACGACCGCAGCGATTTTGTAGCCACGGACGTTGCGGATACCGTCGAGGCGATGCTGCCGCAGATCATGAAGCCGTTCGTTACGGATGATGAAGCAGTGGAGTTCCAGGCGCGCCGCCCCGGTTCTGAGCCTGTCGCATAGCTCGCCACGGCCTACGTGAATTACCTGTTCTACACCAAGAACGACGGTGTAGGCGTCATGTACGACTGGTTCAAGGATGCGCTGATTCAGAAGGTCGGCTTCGTCAAAGTGTGGGCCGAAGAAGAGTTCGAGGATATTCAGACCGCTTATTCCGGCATCACGCAGGAACAGGTGGTGATGCTGCAGCAGTAGGGCTGGGAGCTTGACGGCGAGCCGCAGCAGGAAGAGTCGCAGGCCATGCCGCAGCAGTTCGGGCCAGACGGGCAACCGATGCCGCAGCCGCCAGCCATTCCGACGCTCACGGTCAACCTGAAGAAAGAAGACAAGCGCATGGCGGTGAAGGTTGCCGCCTGTGCGCCGCATGAGGTCCGCGTGGACGCCAATGCGCGCTGGGGCGACGAGCCGGCGATGATTGCCCACGTCTACCCGCGCCGGAAGTTCGAGCTTGAAGAGGAAGGCTACGACCTATCCGACATAGGCCAGTCCGGCAACGATTCGCGGTATGACAGCGAGACGCTGGCCTAGCTTGGGCTGAATGCCGACTACACAGGCGTCGAGCCGCACGAAAGCCACAAGCTGTACCAGTGCAGCGAGGTCTACATCAAGCTGGATGCAGACGGCGATGGTATCGCCGAGTGGCTGTGCTGCCATCTGATCGAACAGAAGCTCGTTGAGTGGGAGAAATGCGACGGGCACCCGTTCGTGTGGATCTGCCCCATTCCGCGTCCGCATGCATTTTTCGGCGACTGTCCCGCCGACATGGCGTTGCAGCCACAGAAGCTGCGCACCAACGTGATTCGCGCCATCCAGGACAACATTATGCTGTCCGTCAACCAGCGGACATACATCAATCTGGATGCCGGCGTGAACATGGACGACTGGCTGGAAAACCGTCCCGGTGGTGCGGTTCGCGGTCATGGTCCGGCTAACACTGCGATTCAGCCCATTGTGCAGCCCGCTCTCGGCGCACCGGCCTACGAGTTCAACGAATGGCTGGAAGGCTGGAAGGAGAACCGCACCGGCTTCACGCGCTACTCGCAGGGCATGGACTCTGACAGCCTGAACAAGACGGCGACGGGCGTCAGCATCATCACGCAGAAGGCCGACATGCGCATGGAGCTGATGGCTCGCATGTTCGCGGTCGGCATGAAGGGTCTGTTCTCCAAAATGCTGAAACTCGCCGTCCAGTACCAGGACAAGGCCGAGCAGATGCAGGTGAACGGGTCATGGGTGGCCATGAACCCGTCCGAGTGGAAGGATCAATTCAACACCACGATCAAAGTAGGCCTTGGCACGGGCAGCAAGGAGCAGCTTGCCGCTCGCGTCATGGGCTTGATGCAGGTGCAGATGCAGGCCGCACAGTTCGGCGTCGTCACGCCCGCGCAGATCGCCGAGACCGTCAAGCTGTATGTGCAGGCTGCCGAGTTCAAGGAGCCTGAGCGCTTCGTGAGTCCTGAGCCAACCGGTATGCCGCCGAACCCGCAAGCCTTCCAGCAGATGCAGCAGCAGCAGCAGCAGCAGATGGAGCAGGCGAAGCAGCAGCTTGAGCAGTTGAGCCAAGAGAACGGACAGCTCAAGCAGCAGACGGCCCAGCAGCAGCAGGACGCTTCGCTCAAGCAGATGGAGTTGGAGCAGCGGGCGCGTGACGCCGAGACCAAACACACCGAGATGGTGGCGAACATCCAGCTCAAGGCCGCCGACATGGCTCGCAAGGAACACGAAACCCACATGTCTGGCGTGCAGGCGGCGCACGACATGGCGCACAAGGATATCGACGCGCAGCAGAACCAGCAGATTGCCAGCTTACAGCAGCAGTTGGATGAATTAAAGGCAGCGATGGGCCAGAACGAGGCCAGTGAACAGGAAGGCGGCGAATGACCCCCCAAGAAGAATTGGAACGCGGCCAACTTGCCGCCGACGTGCTGTCTAACCGCGTCTATGTCGAAACGATGGCGCAGATTCGCGATGAGATTCTGGCGCGCTGGCAGATTGAAGCCGACGAGGCGAAGCGTGACCACCTGTGGCGCATGATCCAGTGCCACAAGCGGCTTGGTGATGTATTGGAACAGACGATGATCACCGGCAAGATGCAGCAGAAGGCCATCCAGGCCGAGCAATCCCGCGTCGAACGGCTTAAAGGCGTGTTTCAGCGTTAATTTCATGACCGCAGAGCTGGTTGCTGTCCTGCCTACGGGTGGGGACTGAGGTTCGATTCCTCATGGTAACTTCGGTTCGATTCCGGACGCGGTCGCTTTTCAACCACAGAGGTACACAACATGGCAGGTGACGCAGCAATGCAGCCAGCCGATAGCGCAACGTCGCTCTCGGATCTTGGCGGATTTATCGACAAGTCTGAGGAAGTCGAGGGCGAGGAACCGGAAGAGGAAGAATCGCCGGAAGGTGAGGAATCCGAGTAGGAAGAGGAAGAGGGTGAAGAAGGCGAGGAAGAGGCCAAAGACGGCGAAGGCGACGATGCCACCATTGTGTTGAAACACGATGGCAAGGATGTGCCGCTGAAGAAGTCCGAGGTGATCGAGCTGGCCTAGAAGGGCTTCGACTACTCGCAGAAAACGATGGCGGTTGCGGAGGAACGCAAGCACGTCGAGGCGTTGCAGGCTCAGGCTGACGAGTACCGCCAGCACAACGAAAAGGCATTGACGGCGACCCTTGACCGTCTGAACGCATTCGCTCAGTTCACCGAGTCACA